TAAAAAAGAAAAAAGAAAGTATTAAGAAAATTAAAAATATTAAAATTAAAAAACGTAGTCATATTTATAAACCCCCTGACTACGCAACTAAAACTAAACTATTAAAACTAATTATTAGTAATGTAGCACGCTGGTGCTCTAACTTGGGGATTGGAATAAGGTGTGTAAGTGGAAGCATAATCTGAATTTGCGGAAACTAATTGTAAATGCGGACCTGATGCACTAGGAAAATTATTTATAAAAACTGTTGGGGTACAAACTTGAAAACCAAATCTACTTTCATCTGAACAAGCAACAAAGATTGTTCCTACTGCTGGTTCTGTTGCTTTAGCAGGAATAATACTAATTACTAAAGTTCCTAAATCTATATTACTAGTATATTCTTGGTTGTCTCTATTATAATGATTCTTAAGATCTCCTACAAACCTAAAAGGAGACATATTAGGTATAACTCCTTCAAGCTCTAACACACCGGTATCTAAAGAATTTAACAATGGTTTGGTACTAGTTTCTATCGCTACTGTTGGGTAAGTTGAAGGACCATTGTACTTAGTAGAAGCATACACTTGATCGTTAGCTGTGGTGGTATCAGCATCTATTGTGGCTAATATGACATCTGACGGCACAGTTTTCATAAAACCTGAATTGTTTGCTAATAAACGCATTTGAGGTGGAATAAACATCACGCTAGCATCTGCTGCTCCGTTCAATCTAATCTTAAACTTTAAGCCACCTGTAAAACCCAAATACAACTGATTTATGATTTCTAAAGGGTTATAATAAACAGCGTCATGTGACGTCACGCCCAACAAATCAGATACCGACAAAAAAGTAGGAGTGGCTCCTTCTATAGTTAAAGGAAAATGTATGCTAGGATAAAATCTACGAATATAATCTCTAATACTAGAATTATGGTGAAAATTGTCATTAAACACTTTTGGTGCAGTAGTTTTACCATTCCTAGCCATCAAGCTACCATCTGAAGCTGATGTATTTAATAAAGATTGACCCTCAAAATTTGGTTTTGCTAATGATCTCATATTATAATTATTTATACTATAACCAAACAACTGAAAATCTTCTCCTGCTGAAATATAGACATTAAATTCAACTTCATTAGCAACAGTACCATTAGTTACTAAAGGCTGATCTAAATAAACATAATACATACCATGCTGCACAGCATTAAGCGGATAATCAGTTGTAATTTCTAATTGATCAAAAATAGACATATAAGGCATAACCACAGTCTGAACCTGACCACCTCCTGAAAATTCTATATTCTCTACTAACAAGTTAGCTACATCATCTAAT